AGAGATCACCTGATGTGTCAATCTGCGAAGAAGGTCCCTCATTCACAGCTGCCTGGATTTCGCTGAAGGAAAGAGCATAGCGATAGTGTGAGAGGCGACTGATTTGCCCAGACATAGCACCACTTACACTGAACTTTTCGCGGTCAGATGAAGTTGTACACGATTTGCCATTCGGGCAGAAACCATTCGCATTGAGGTCATTTGTATTAAATGTAGCTGAACTGAATATATTTACATTCTGATAGTTCTGGTAAGGATAGGTATCTTCCATAGAGATACGACCCTTCATATTGCCATTCACATACACTTCAAGATTGTTCGCGCGGAAGAGAATCGCAATATGGAACCACTTTTGTATAGGTACATTCTTGATATCAACATAGTTAAACCATGTCTTGTAGGAGTTCATTGAGATGCGCATTGTGTTTTCCTTCGTCATAATAAATACACCAGGACCAATGAGAGGGAAAGGTTTTGAATATCCCTTGTAGAATACAGTTTTCAGGATAGTATCTGTATCGGCATTATTAAATGTAGCCGGGTCAATGAATAGGAAGAAAGTATACGTAAACTCTACACCTGTACGTTCATTATCAGACGGGAGTATCATTTTAGCATTCGGATCGGAAGGATCTTGACGCACAACGATGGCACGATTGCTCATGATTGTATTAGGAACAAGCAGAGTCTTTGCGGTCTTGTAGCGATTAAATGTCTGTACAAGACTTTCAATACTATAGAAGATGATAAAGAGGACTAAACCGGATACAATTGCTAGGAGTATCTGTGGTCCAACCCCTGACCCAAGAAGAAAACTAGAACTGCCAGTGTTTGTTCCTGCGTTGAAGGTCGACATCTAAATCTAAATCTTAAAAGGATTTAGTTTTAGCCATTAAAATATCGTTTATTTATGAAGTCACCGCAGTTGTTGTTGTTCCCTGACCAAAAAAGGCCTTGATCTTTGACCATAAGTCACCACCGCCGCCGGAAGGACCTGCCATGTAGATACGGTAGATTTCATCCGGGGAAATCGCATAGTTGTAGTAAACTAAGTTCGCGAAACTACCAGCCCAATCTGTATTCATTGAGGGGGATGTGAATGATTGCTTCAGGACATAAAAGGAGGGCTTTGCTGTGTTTGAATAGCCAGCCTGCCATTGGGACTTTAATACGCATGAGCGGGATAACTTACCATCAAGGTATACATCGCAGAGATTATTATTGAGTACAATGCTTACATTGACCCAACGACCGAACTCAATATTCTGTAAGTTACAGGCCTTTGTTTCATTACCACCTGAAGTTCCCATAAAGGATGAATAATCAAATGTATCTGTATCCTTTACGTGAACATACAGTACATTTTGATTTCCTCCAAGTGCAACAATGAGGGTACTCGCATCATCTGTATCACTACGTCCAAGAGAGAGGATATGGTGTTTCTTTGTAGGGTCTGTGCCGGGTCCAGTGACATAGATCCAGAAACTCACCGCAAGTTCACCCCCTGTAAAAATAAATTGACCTAGATCAATATCTGATTGAGATGCTCCAGGATACGTAATCATGGTGCTGGTTGACTTGATCGGTCCGCCAACAATCTGCGCCTTCTTTGAAACCTGCGTTACATTAAACAAGTAATCATACATGTAATATAAAAGAACCGCGGCGACTACAATAATAACAGCGGCGCCCACAAGTCTTCCCATTGTACCCATTTGAGAGGTCGGCGGAGCGGCGTTCATTCTGTTTGAGAGTGATTTTTAGATTTTTAACTATAGTTCGAGGTCCAAACGACAAGTGGATTACTTGGGCGAACCTTTGGCCCACTAAAACATTCACCGGAAGGACAGAGCGTGAAGTTTATCTGTGAAAAAATAGGCTGAACGGGTTCACCACGTGTATCCGTATTTCCTGTAAAATCACTTGAAACTTCTTGCGCAGTTGATGAGGCATTTAGAGCGCGAAGGTGAGATGCTTGACCGGTTACATTTGGATCCGCAAGCGATACATCTGTTGCACTAAGGTAAGGTACATTTGTTGTTTTGATTGAACCTGCGAGGCGACCATTATAATAGACTTCAAAATGAGATCCTTGTCTAGAAATCGTAAGCATAACCCACTTTTGAAGTGGAAATGGAGGAAGTGCAAATGTTTCAAGATACGTTGTTCCAGTAGGAGTTCGTGTTGTTATACAGAGTTGTGTTTTAGGAAGACCAGGGCGAGATGCATCAGGTGCTTGAAGTAGTTCTATATACAGGGATGATCCAAACTTGAGTAGAGTCGTAAATCCAGGATGAACACATGTACCGCTCGCATTATCACAGATATCAAATGTATTTGTTGAAGTATTGAATCCAGGTGCCGAGGAATCAAGTACAGCTCCTGTACGAGGAATAGATTTCACATAATAAAAGACACGTAGCGTTGATTTCTGATTTCGTAAAAATGTACTTGCGATTGTTGACTTTGTATTACTATCATCGGTGAGTTGTGGCGCATTTAGATTCCATGGGCCGATACTATCTGCGGTTATAGGTTTCACATATAGTGGTAAGATAAAGACAAGGATTGAAAATACCATAACCACGACTAAGACTGCGAGAAACCAGCCAAACATCGTTCTACTATCGTAGCACTCTTAAATAATTTAAGGGTGTATAGAGAGTATAGATCTGTATTTACGTAGGACAACTGGGTGAACTCGAAGCATTAGATGATCCGCTAAAACTACTTGATCCTATTGCCGGTGTTCCCGCCATGCGGATTTCACCGGAAGACACGACACGACCTGTTGTGGCCAGATTTCTCACTGCAACATTTTGAGCATATATAGCTGGAGTACTAAAGACTGAATCCGTTATTCCGCCTGCGGGAGTCTTTCCAGCGAAGGTTGTACTTTGAGTCCATTTTCCATTTAGATAGAGTTCAATCACAGAATCGCTTACTACAACGGCGACGCGATAGGCTGTTGCGGGTACAGCCTGTGCTGTACATGTAACCCATGAGTTTGTACCCACGACTAGGTAGGCAGTAATCGCCGATTGAAGCGCATCGTACACAACAACTAGCGAAGGATCAGCAGGTACACCTGTTCCATCTGTTAAATATGCAAAATCAGTTAGTTTGGTTGTTCCACTTGTTTTATAAATAAGTACATACATCGTGCTTGTAGATGTAGAAGGAGCTGGATTATCGATGATTGTATCAAATACAATGGTATAGTTTGATTTAGGAAGTGTCTTTGATGCTACTGTATCAGTAAACTTTACTGTTTGATCTGTATTTTGCCAGGAATAGTCCCAATCGGCTGCGGGTATATCAATAAGAGCATTTGGATTGTTTCCAAAGTTAAAGATTGGACGTATGGTATAGTGTACAATCACTAGAACCAATAAAATAACAAATGTTATAAGGAGTCCCCAAATAATATAGGGAGTAACCGTTGAAATAAACCCACCCTCACCTAGTGTGCCTGTATAGGGATCCGTAAAGGAAATACTGGGCATAGTAGGCATATAACTTTGTGTTTTTCCAAGAGCATTGCGAATGGCTTGCGCATAATCTCCCATCTCTTCTAATGAGTATGTTTTCTTGTTTTCCCAGAAAACTTAGATGCCTTTCCATTCTCGGGATCAAACTTAATCTTCTTGTGATATTTCCGAGTTTGTGATTCAATACAATGTGTTAACTTTTCGCGGAAATAACAGACAAATGAGATACGTGTATACGGTTTATTCATTCCAACCGTGCCTGTGGTGGGATCATCCTTGTAGATATCGGGTAGAGCCTTGTTCCGTTTCGCCTGCGCGGGACTTTCTTTCATCTCAGTATTACAATGCCATTCATGAACATCCATGGCTAAGAAATCACCCGTGCGCACATCAAATCCAATGCCATATCGTGGAAATAAGGTATAGCCGCCTGTATATTCACCGCGCTCAATCACTGATAGATTTCCAAATCCTTCGCGATAATCGCCGGCATCGCAGTGAAGTGCGGTGCGAAAGTTACGATTAAGGGTCACGGATGAAAATGCCGTATTCGCAATGCGATACATTGGTTTCTTGGAAATAAGAGCATGCTGTTTCGCATACGCATCGGGAACAAGATCCTTGAACTTATCACTAATAGCTTCGATAAATGGAATACCGTGCTTATATTGGCGGAAAAAACGCTGTGTATAGCTTGTGAGGCGACACGGAAGTCCCATAAAAGGCGTTTTTTCAAAATATCCGAGCACGCTACTCATCACATTGTTATTTACACGCATCTTGCTGACTTTTCCATCTTGAATATATTTTGCTGACCATTTGGTGATTTCAGTCGGATTTCGTTTCTTCCAGTAGACCGATTTTGTATCAATCGGCCCCGCGGCCGCGCCGCGGTTTCGGCTGGCGGCAGCCGTTTGATAAAATCCCTCCCAGCCGATTTTAATCTCTTCGGGCGTAAAGACATTTTTTCTAAACTTCGCAAGAAGGCGTTTTTTTCCGGTATCAGGATCCGTGCGATAGATATCAACATCTTCCTTAAAAATCGTTTTCACTTCGTCTTCTGTAAAATAGGTCCCTTCACGCGCTTCGATTTCATCATTAGACATGACATCTTTGATATGAATCTCCTTTACAGACTTCTTTGCGGGTCTTGTTTTCCCGGAAGGCATTTGGAGTCCCTCATACAGTTCAGGAGGATATATAATCTCCTTCATCTATTTACTTATTAAGAAGAAAAAGCACACCTGCGACAACGGCACATCCTGCGACACCGATTCCAACGCCTTGTGTAAGGGAACGGTAATCAATCTCTTCAAAATGTGTGTGGTTAATAACCGGTGTACTCGCACGAGCACCCAGGCGCTTGTAATATTTGATAACGTCCTGTTCGGAAAACTCGGGTTTATTCAGAGTTTTGTTAACTGCATTATGAAGAACAACTGTCCATTTGAACAGATCATTTCGTGAATCAAGATGGGGCATGATTGGGAACAGTTTTAGATGCTCCGCATAGTGTTCACGGCAAATCGGACAGGGAATAAGAATCGACAGGCCCTCGAAAAACTCCTTTGCGGCTTTCTTATGTGTATAGGTCGGCTGACTCGGATACCCTAATGCGATAATATGGATTGTATGCCAGAAAAAAGGTCCCCACACTTGCGGCGGGATGTTCATCTTCTTGATAGAACTAAATATAGTTTTGGTATTAAACTCATCATAGACCTTTGGAAGGGCTTGGATGAGGTGTTTTGAATAAGGATATTTATGCTACTCTGTATACAACAACTGTTGGCGTAGCAGTTGCTACACGTACTATAAAACGAGAAAAAGTATTATTTATCACAGCACTTCCAACGATTGTAGTATTTACATCAGCCGCTGTAAGGGTAACATTCTGAGCAGCTGTATTTATATATACAAACTCGCATGTAGTTCCAACGGTAGATGCTAAAAATATATAGATATTTGCTGTCGAAGGTAAGGTGAGTGCTTGGGTGCCGGCAGCAGCTTGTGTGAGAATACCAGATATTTGTGAACTTGTTAATGTTGCAGCACCTGTACCTAACGTAGTTAGACTACGATATAGAAAAAAATTGCCTTTAACCCAGGCATCTGTGCCAACTATAATATTTGCTCCAACAGTTGCGCTTCCACCCACTGAAAGACTACCTGTTGTTGCTGTAATATTACCCGCTGTTGATGTAATATCGCCGCCCGCAGTTATGGTGCCACGTGTGTATACAGGCTGTCCCTGATCCGTAAGGCCGCCGTTCGGGTTCACACCATCTGATAGATAGACCGGCTTATCAGAGTTATAGACAGCAAACTTCGGGGAGTTCGGGTCAATGTAGCCAGAAAGACCAGAGCTCGCATCATAGACACCTACCATGTAGGTACTGATCTGCGGATTCGCATCCGGATATAGCTTCTTGCCATTTTCACGAAGAATACGATTCGCAGGACAGTTTGTGGCGTTTGCACCCGTTACATTTGCCGCCAGAGTACCACGCATCTCATATGTAGGGGGGTTCATGCTTGTTGTATAAGTATAGAAATCAGTGTTGAATGCTGATGTTGTAATATACTCTCTGCGCGCTTGGGCATTATACACCGCATGAGATGTTGTCGGAATATTTGCCATAGTATATTTCGGACTAAGATTTTAAATTTATGAAAAATCAGAACAGATTTTTGCCGCAACCGTAGGAACTACTGTATCCATTTCAGGCATCATATAACAAAAACCAGATACATCAGCTACACCTGGAAGAATGATTGTATCGCCAGTTGTTGTTAAGGCATACTGTTCTTGCGTATGGTAAAAGATTCGGAGGCCAAGCCCCCTTTCATTTGAAATCTGCTGAAGTTTATAAAAAGCTTCACCATGTTTCGCATGAATCCAAAGAAACTCTGATGTTAAAAACTCAAGTGTAACCGGTTCTCGAGGCGCATCATGACCAATCCAAAACTCTCCATTATGAAACCAAATATCGATTTCACTTGAAAGACCTTGTTCGCAACGCGAACGGATTGTCTGGATATTATTTTCTTTTTCGTGATCGGGTCCGGCCGTAAGCGCGCGATGTGCGATTTTCTCAGGAATCCAGAAAGTTTCATTATCTGCAGTCCATTCATACGGAGAAAGTTCACCAAAAAAAGCCTCATCCCATGAATGAAGTGTTGTTTGTAGTAGATTAAGCGTTTCTACACTAGGTTCGCGAGTCCATTGTAGAAACTGAACATCACAGTCCTCAGTTGTATGAAGAAACTGTTTACGTACCGTATCGAGTTTCTTGAGTGAGTGAACATTCGATGGAACTCCGCGTAAATAAAGACCATCGCACTTTACACGAAGTCCACGAAAGAAAATACGGAGTCCAGCCAGTGGTTCAAGCATGGGTTTGTTTACAAGCTGAGTTGGCTGAAGACAGCAGAGTGTAAACTCAAATGGAGTGTCGCAGAGTGTAGCCGATGATAGAAAGGGTTGAACCCATTGTAGAAGACGTTGCCATGTATAGGATTCTAGTTTCCAAGAACCCGTTGTATAGACTCGGCGTTTTTCTGAAACCTGTAGATTCATACTACATACAATACTTAGAGAAATCTTAAAGTATGTAAATTAGAAAATGCAACTACATGTGGTTACCTCCGTATATAAAGATGAAAAAGAAATTCCTAAACTTTTTGAAGAACTTTTGCTCTTTAACGAAATACGCGCACATTATAGAAAGCCACCAGTATTAACAAAAGTATTTATTTATATGAAAAATGATTCTTTTAAAAAGGGTGATTTTGCTATAGCACAAAAAACAGATTCGATGGTTGTATATAATATTCCAAACTATGGACGGTGCGATTACGCATTTCTTCATTATATGGCATATCATTATTCAGAGCATGCAGATCGAACATTATTTATTAAAACACATTGGAAAACACATGATATTAATCTACGAGATTTATTAGGACAACGGCTGCCCTATGATTTTGCCTTTTCTGGATCACATCGTAAATGGCAACTCTGGGATCGTTCTCAAGAAGGTCTTATTTATGATTTTAAAGATGAGATTGAACCACTTTATCTAGAAGCCGGTGAGCGAATGAATCATCCTATGCTTCATTATAATGATTTATATAAAGAAATATTTCCTACTGGACCAAGGCCTAGTATAATACCTCATTGGGGACATGGGCCCTGTTTTATTGTATCGCGACGACTCTTACTACGATGGCCAAAGGAAATGTATCTAGGATTAATGGAAAAGTTCCACCACGGACCAGACTCACCTTTAGTCCAAAAAATCATTCATTGGCAACCTAGTTTTACATATGAAGAAGCTATGTTTGCTTTAGCAAAAAACTATCATGAAATCTTTGATCGATTTTGGAAGGTCTTTTTTACACACCAGTTACCCCCTATGGATAACTTGATCATTGAAAACTAATCATAGGTCTAAGGAACCTAATCGTATACACTGTAAACGGGTCTCTCAAATGAAATCAGGAACTCAAAAAGCATGCTCAAACTGTAATGGACCGCATAGTTTTCGGCAATGTTTAGCACCCATCACAAGCCATGGCGTAATCGCATTTCGTGTAAAGAATGGATGGAATCCATCACGAACTCTCGCAGAAAATGAATCAGCGATTACAGGTCTTGAACAGTCTGGATCGATTGAGTTTCTACTTATTCAGAGGCGAGATAGTTTAGGATTTGTTGAAATGATGAGGGGGAAATATAGTGTAACTGACTATAACTACATAATAACACAATTAAAAGGAATGACGCTAGTTGAACGTGAGCGAGTGTTAACGTTGCCCTTTACACAACTCTGGAATGAGTTATGGGGTGTAGATCATTCGCATTCACAATATAGACAAGAAAAGGAAACAAGTCGCCTTAAGTTGGAACAGTTGCGTGAGCAAGGACTTGTAAATGGAGAAGGTGTAAAACAGAGTCTTAGAGAAGTGTTTGCGACACTCGGACCCGGTTGGGATACACCCGAATGGGGATTTCCTAAGGGTCGACGTGATCCATATGAATCAGAAAGAGCATGTGCTCTGCGTGAAATGTGGGAGGAAACCGGCCTTGAAGAAAAGAATGTGAAAGTGGTTGAAAACCTTGAACCGATTCAAGAAAGTTTTTTTGGATCCAATCATATTCATTATTGTCATAAGTATAGGATTGTATATGTTCAAGAGTCGATTGTAGTTTCATTTGAAAATGCGAATGAACATATGCGACGTGAGATTGGAAATCTTGGTTGGTTTACACTTGAAGACGCACTTCAAAAAATACGTCCCGAAAATATTGAGAAAAAGGAGGTTTTATTACGGGCTGCGATGTTATTGCGAAACTTTTGCCCACTTGTACTTGGCGCGGGTATTGTCTAAATGTTTTCATATATCTAGATAGATGAGTGAAGAGGATCTTGAATATGAGTTTGCTAATCCTGATTCACAGCCTGGATCACCTGTCGCATCTGCGGCACCAGTTTTAGGATCTGCTCCTGTGGCTCCCGCACCAAAAACACCCAGTTTAGCACCCCCTGCTACTCCTGCTGTACAACCGTCTTTATTCGGAACACTTGCCTCTGCGATTGGATTACAGCCATCTGCTTCTGCGGCTCCTGTTCTAGGTTCACCTACAGCGCGTGTTCCTTCTGCGGCTCCTGCTCTAGGTTCACCTACTCCTTCCCTAGGTCCAGCTACTGCGCCTGTTCCTTCCGCTCCAGCAGCAGTAGAAGAGGAAGAAGAAGAAGAGGATGAGGAGGAGAACGAGGAAGACGAGGAGGAGGAAGACAAGGAAGACGAGGAGGAGGAAGACAAGGAGGAGGAAGACGAGGAAGAAGATTCATTTGAACTACCTGTGGAGGATGAAGAAGACAACGAGGAGGAAGAGAAGGAAGAAGAATCATTTGAACCGCCTGCGGAAGAGAATACATTTCAATCAGCTACTGAAGAACAGGCGGCTCGTCCTAAAACCGCTGTTCGTACTGCGCGCATAAAAAAACCAGTTATTCGTGTACCCATCGCCGACCAAGCAGTTTGGGATAAACAAACTGAACTTGAAAAAGTTGCTTCACTGTATCCTGATACAGAAGATCCTGAGTTTATTATTAAACTTATGAAAAAGCGTGAGTTTGCCGAAGCCAAACAAAAATCAATCAAGCAACAACTTGATGAAAAGGTTGATCCATGCGATATGGATCAAGATTTTGAACTTACCCCCGTTCAGCGATTTATTCGTAGTTTTTTAGCACCTACAACACCCTATACAGGAGCTTTGTTATATCACGGTGTTGGTGTAGGAAAAACATGTGCTGCGATTACAGTCGCCGAGGGATATTTGGAAAAATATCCGCAAGATCAAGTCATTATTGCCGCCCCTCCTAACATTCAGCCTAACTTTAGAAATACGATTTTTGATATTCGCAAGTTGAAAAAAGGAAGCCCAAATACAATGAACTCCTGTACAGGAAATACATATCTTGAACTTACAGGTAGTTTATATGAAGAGGATGTAAGTCTCATTGATACACGTGTTAAAAAGGCAGTTAAAAGTCGATATTCAATCAAAGGATATTTAGAGTTTGCGAACTATATCAATAAAATCTTAAATAAATATGATAAAGATCCTGAAAGTCAGGCAAAGGCGACCAATGAACTACGTGAACAGTTCAGTGGAAAGATGATTATTATTGATGAAGCTCATAACTTACGAGATATACCTGAATCTGCTGATGAGGATACTGATGCCGCAGGTGGAGATGTAGAAGTTCAGGCTGCGAAGGAAGGTAAGCGCCTCACTGCGCCTTTAAAGAGACTTCTTGAATCAGTTGATGGACTTATTTTAATCCTGTTAACGGGTACTCCTATGTACAACTCATATAAAGAGATTATCTTCTTATTAAATCTCCTTCTATTAAATGATAAAATTCCAAAAGCACAGCGCCTAAATGATTCTATTTTTAACGCAGACGGTACATTCGCACCTGGTGGGCGTGAAAAACTTGGACTCGTCGCAAGAAAATATGTAAGTTTTATGCGAGGTGAAAATCCTCTAAGTTTTCCCACACGCCTGAATCCTCGTGGCATTGAAAAGTTGCGCCAATGGCCTG